GACACCTATCCCTTCCAAATGCTCCATAAGACAGTCCAATATGGGGACTTTGTTGCCAAGGGAATCCTCAACCTGCATTGGAAACAACAAGGAGAATCACCCGAATGGATTAGAAGAACCATCAATCAGGAATTTGTGGATTATTCCTTACTTCCCGGAAGAAGCAGAGGATTCCTTGAACAGAATGGTATGGCATGGTTCCTGAACTACACACTCAGAATGATGCCTGTGGTTCTGAATATCTTCCAAAGGAACCCTGCCTCAGCCCTTATGGCGAACATAGGAGCAGCTCAGATGGGATGGGATAACCCTGTTAAGGACATCATCATTGCAAAGGCTTACAGAGGCGTTCTAGGCTATTCCTTTGGACCTAGCCAAGGGATTCATGCATTTGCTCGTCATCCCTTGGTGAACCTACTGGATTAGAGTTCCAGTTCTCCTTGATGAATGAGGGTTTGAAGTCTTTGAACCAAACCCTCCTCATCTACCTTACCGGTACTGGTTTGTTCCTCAATACCATCTTTGATGACTTGTCTGAATGCTGGGGAAGACAACATCTTAATCATGACTTCACTTCCTTCCTTGGTCGTGAACAATTCTTTCAATCTTTCTTTGCTTCCTTCATCAGGAAGCAGGGATTCAATGATGCTCATCTTGTAAGTTTCCTTGATTGTTGTTGGGGATCACAGATCAGGAATGATTTAAGGGAAGTTCCCTGATTCCTGATCCGGTTCAATATGGTTTCATCTGATTGGCTGAAGTCATCTATAAAGATCAATGGAACTTCTGGGAGGAATAGTTCATATCCCACTGGTTCCAGATATTCCCTATAAGTCTTACCACTACTGTCTTTGAGTGGAGTTAGTCTGAACCGGTACTCAAATAGAAACTGTTTGTCGATGGTATTGGTACACAGGATCAAAGCTGATTGTTTGGGATATAGGTTCCAAGCCAGATTGGTGACACTTAATACTGTGCAAGGACTGATCTGTTTGTAGAGAGTCTCAAATGTTTCTTTGGGATGGTTCAACAACCATTCATAGGTCTCTGCTGAGATACGAGCTATAGCATCAGGAAGTTTGTTGGTCTTCTGTAGTTTCATCTTTACTGGACATGTTCATATACAAACCACAATGCCTTAAACCAGCATTGACTGTACTAATGAAGATCAGGTACTTGGTTCTTTCATCAGGAGTAAGCCAAGCAGCCATGACCATATTGGGATGATGTTTGGTCATATCATCATAGTAAGCAGCATATTTCCAACCATCTGCTCTCCTGCCTTGAATCCAATGCTCATGTAACCAAGCAACAGTACTGATCTCACCGGTCCCAATCTTGGCTACTATCTCTGTGATCTCATCCTTTCTTTCTGGAGAGAGTTCATCCCAGAATTGAACCGGAGTTTGTCCCAGTTCATTCCAGCTATAGAAAGAGACTGCGTTGAATGCAATAGAAGCAATCTCTTCAAGATCATTCTGAACATCATCTTGTTTCATTTCCTGGTTCCTTCAAATGTATCTAGGATAGAGAACCACTCTGCAAGGTTACTGCACCAATTGGATTGAACCCCGGAAGCATTGAACTCTTCCATCAGCTTGAGAATGGCAGGAGTAACTTGTTTACGGGAATTGAGTACAAACAACATTAGTACCTTTCCTTTATCAGCAATCATCAACAGGTTGTCCCCATTGATGGAGATATCTTTGGTGAAGCAATCAATGTTTCTCTTGATGTATTGCTTTAACTCTTTACCTGTGAGATTGTTCATATGTTTTGGATGTTTCTAACCATTGTTTGAATGACCTTGATTGACGGTATAAGAACTTAATCATGAATAGGAGATAGTTTCTCTTCCTTTCTATATCTTTAAGTTCAATCTCTCTAATGTTGTATTGATGTTGGATTAGGGAGATTTTATTGTGATAAAGACTGTATTTGGAGAGTCTCTTGATATTGCTTTTGAATGCTTCTTCACTTGGTATTCTTCTTAAAGCATTTAGGTAATATCTTCTCTCAGAACCTAATGCATCAAATTTCGTTGATATCGATAATGACATTGCCATGTTTAGGATTCACTTCTCCCATTAGATAAGACACATGCTGGATATGCTCATAGTTGTCATCAGGTAACTTGCCGTAATGAACCAGAGCATCACAGAAGAACTTATCCACAATAGACAGTACATTGCTGATATCCATCTTCCTGTTTGAGCCAGGATTCAAGATATAGCGGATATGGAGTGGAGTATTGAATACAGGAAGAACAGCAATCTCTTCTCTCATCTCTTCACAGAACAGAACCTTGGCTTTGTTCAATGTATGGTAATGAGCATTGCGATATGTATTCAGATTCAGATAGAACCGTTTAGAAGATAGTTCAAGTGCTAATGGAGCAAAGATTGTATACATGAGTTCTCTGATAAAAAGCCACATCCAATCTTAGGACTTACAACTACCTGGAGAGGACAGGTTCAGGTGCAATGTAACTGATCCGGTATGCCCAAGATTGAATGTGGTTCGGACAATCGTGAATAAGGATGATTGGTGCGCTTGGAAGGACTCGAACCTTCAACCTTGTGTTTAGATTACGACTCAAAACAAAATGGAGCGCATAGAGGGACTCAAACCCCCAACCTAGGCGGTAGAAACGCCTTGTTCTATTCAGTTGAACTATATGCGCTTATTGAATAACCAAACTTACTTTTCAATTGATTTCTTTTCAAAATTTTTGTAATATTAGTAGGTTTTGTATTTAAGTATCTTGCCAATTCGCTTCTGCTCTTAAATTCTAAAAGCACATTGGTTTTTTCACATATTACTTTGATTGCTTTTGATGTCTTTTTTATCGACGCTTTCCAAGCTTTTTTAGAATTCAGTTTAGGGTCTACCCTACCACCCTTTACAGCGTGATGGAGGTTTTCTTTGGCTGTTACCCACTCTAAATTGGATACACTTGAATCCATTTTATCAAAATTTTTATGATTGACGAATGGTTTATTGGTCGGATTAGGTATAAAAAGTTCAGCAACCAAACGATGAGGATGTTTAATCTTAGGTGATTTTTTAAACCCTCCCGGTAAGCTTACCCTAGCGTAACCTTTGTTGTTTTTGACATTTTTTAAAATTTTATTGTTTTTCTTATTCCTAACCCTGCCTTCATTTGAAACTTCATACTCAAATCCGGGGATATCTTTCCATTGTTCCATATGTACATCTCAACAAGAATATGTGAAATTGGGTATAGGATGCTCTTTCCTGTTGAGCTACAAGCGCAATGTATGAGTTAACCAAATGCCTTGAGAATGGTAATCAAAAGATAGCCAAGACAACCTATAGCACTACACACAATAACAGCATACAGATAGGGATTCATATCAACTTCTCCAAGGAAGGCATCTGTTCTAACAAGATATCTCTACACATTCCAGCAATCTCCCTATGCTCCTTCTGAGTCTCTACACCACACCTTAGCTGGACATAGTGAATCCAGCTTCTAACGGTTCCTGACATGTACAAGGTAGAGGAGGTCAATCCTTCTGGAAGGACACTCCTTGCTACCTCCTTGGCAATCCTTTGGTTCAGAGCTTCCTGATAGATTGCCAGAGCCCGGCTCAACACATTCTCCTGAGCTTTTCTCCACCACTCTGAGACCTCCTCATTATCGTTCTGAAGGCTGTTCTGACGGTTCTGGTAGTCCTGTAGCCTAGCCTCTCTGGAAGGGGCTTGTAAAGCCTGTGAGTAGCGTTGAGAGAACTCTTGGAAGGAGAAAGACCGATGACGAAGGATTTGTCTGGCAATGTCTCTGGTTGTAGTGATCTCCATCGTCATTGAAGCCATCTCGAAGGGAGACCAATGCTGATGGGAGATGAGGTACTTGAGGAGCCTAGGAACCGTACTCAAGGTCATCTGATTAGAGGGATTGGAGACTCTTGCACAATAGGCAATGAAGTCTTCCAAGGTATCAATCCCTGAGATAGATGATTGAGTAACAGCTACAAGTTGGACAGTATTCATAGATTCAAGGATGCTTTGATTGTTTGGTGGAGTTCTGGAAGGGAGATGGAGTCATTCTGAATGACAATATCCTGTTCTTTGATTGGGATACCTGACTCTGAACTATGAGGGAAACGTTCAATGGTTCCTCTGTAGATATGGACCAAGGTTCCTTCACTACGAACCCAATCAGCTTCATTCTCGAATCTCACATCTGAGACCACAAAGTGATTCATATGGGTTGCTTCTTCCTTTAAAGATTGAACCCGTCTGAGCCAGAGATCAGGATGAACCATATTCCTTCCCCATTCGGTTCCAATGAATTGCATGAGTTCTCTAGGAGTCTTCCCAAAGAGTTTGGGATGAGGTTTGTTCTTGATGGTTGAAAAAGATTTGTAACCGTAATCCCAATCAAGCAATGCAAGAATAAGATCATGAATAGGAGTTGCAAAGGTAAGTTTAAAGAAGTTGTGCTTATCAACAAGATAATCTGCAACTGTATCCTTACCCGAACCGGATAGACCAGTAAGACCAATCAACATAGTTAACTCCTGACAGATAAGCCTTCCTTGGCTGAGGAACCCTCAAGCAAAGAGGGATTTGGTTACCACTTTCTCTTTGTTCTGGTTGTTTTGAGGAACACCAGTTCGAGAGCTACCACGATAAGTTGTCTTATCAAGTACCTTTCCCTGCCACTGTTCCAGCCATGCTTTTGCATAGGTAGAGTCCTTCCCTTGTTGAATCTCGAACCAGGTCTTACCTGATTCTGCTTCAAGAAATTTGGCAATCTGGTTGGTTTCCCGTTCTTCACTGGTGGGGATATATCCGTCATCTGTCTTCTCTTGCTTGTTGGATTTGATCTTCTGAATGGCTGCCTTGACTTTGGCATCTGTCAAACCAACAAAGACAGGAACCTCTTTGGGAATCTCCTTGCCAAGCTCAAAGTCATAGATATTGACATACATGTCTTGAGTTTCTTGTTCTGACAGAGGTTTCCCTGAAACCACATTACACAGTTCATTGACAGTCAAGAACCCAGGGAGAGGAGACTTCTGACCAGTGGTCTTGTTGATGTAATAGTTCTGACCTTCCCGGTTCGAGATGTAGATGGTTTCCCTATGCTTCTTGACACCATCATTGACGATCATGACATTCAGGACTACACCGAAAGCACCACCCTGACTTTTGGTCAGATAAGCATTCTGGATAATCACATCATAGATATCAGTCTCTACTGGAGAGAAACCACCACCAACAACATCAGGATTAGATGGAGCTTCAAAGTTGTTTTCAGTGAATTGTGAAAGAATGTTGCTCATTGTTCGTAATACCTTTTCAAATGTTTAAGTAATAGATTCACATCATTGTCCATATAAGTCTGTTCCTTGGAGAACATTCCCATGGGACTCCTGATGCGTTCATTGACTGTTTTCTTGGTAATCCTGGTTTGGAATACATACTTGAACCCAAGCTCCTTGTCTTCTTCCGTGATGTTCAGCAAGTCTGACTCAAAACCATCCAGGTCTCTCAATGCCATCTTCTTGCTGGATACAACTGTGCTGAAGTAAGCCTCAACACCGTTATTCTTTAATGCTCCCTTGATGGGAACGAACCTATGGATATCCATTGTCTTCTCATCCAGTTCATCCTTGATATGAGCCGTGAAGATGACAGGCTTACCACATAGAGGTACTTTCTCTTGCATAAGAACCCTGAAGAAATTCCCATACTCTCCCCATGCCTTCATAGTATTGGTTGAGGTATTGACGTATTGGGATTCATACATATCCATGAGGAATGTCAATGAATCCACGATGACACCATCAATGTCTTCTAGGTCTTTAACTTCATCCATTGCTTGATGGACTTGCCAAGGATCAGTGACAATGAGAGTCTTGAACTTATTAGCAAAGGGGAGTCTCTTACCTGATTCAGTATTGAGGTAAATCCACTTATCTTGATTAGGGATACCTCTAAGGGATGCACTCTTACCAGAAGCAGAGTAGCCACTGATAAGAATCAAATCTTGATTGCTCATATTTATTTCCTAAGGTTGTTTGGCTTGTTTAATGATGTTGCTGAGTTCTTCCTTGTTGAGTGGTTTGTCTAAAGATTCATTGATACCTTTGACTTTCTTTTCCAGCTCTTCTGGTTCCATAGCTGTATCCATCAGCATCTTGCAGTACCGATACAGGATGTTGTTCCTATTCCCTTCCTGAGCTTGGTTAATCACCCAACGTTCAAGCCTTGGAAGATTGCATATCTTCTTCTGTCTTGAACCGTATTCCATTCCTTTCTTGGTTTGTGGGATGAATTGAAGAGTATCCAGCAACTTACCTTTATTGATGATGACTCCTTTGGTGGAACATAACCATTTCTTACTTCTCTGGTTCGATGATCTATCCACCTCAAAAGGAAGCCATTGGAATATCTCTTCACTGAACTCTTTGTATTCTTCAGATGTCATTTCGTGCTCTTGAGCCAAGGGAAGAATGAGTCTGAACCGTGGTTCTTCATCTGTATGTCTCTTGGTCAGATTCAGGAGATAGGTATAGGGAGATAAGTATTGTTTGATTTCATTTGGAGTCACTCCTCCATCTACATCCAGAACCAGAAGATTGAATCCAGGTATGACATGACTTTCTGACCTGTGCTGGTTCTGTACGTGATGATTGATCCAATGATAGTCAGGAGTCTGGATGAGTTTCTCCAATTGATCGAACCGGATGGTTTCATTGATATACCCATATGCAACATGATTAGAGTAAGACACTCTCAATTCATCCAGATTGGTATTCTTGATTCCTGTTGCATTGAAGTATTCAATCTCTCCTACCTTACCTCGTTTGATTAGGATTCCATTCCTGTATCCCCATGCTGTTGCTAATTCAATCAATTCATTCTTTTGGTATTGGGAACCTTTGAAGAAAGGTAAGTTCTCTTGCAGTTCATTGGGATATTGATCTTGTTCTGTCTGCATCAGGTATTTGGCTAACCTGACATAGTTAGGTTCCCTATTGATGATATGAGTAAAGGTACTCCCACACTCCTCTACAAGAGTAATGGCTTGTTGTAATGCTTCTGTCGTAACTGAATCTTCTTTGTTGATGAATGCATAAGTACCAGCCAACTTAAGAGCTTTGAAGTACCGATGTTGCATCTCACTCTTTTCAATGGATTTGAATTCACTGAACCTGTCTGCATTCTGTTCACATTGAATTCTGTATTCCAGAAGTTGTAGGGCTTGGTCTTTATGCAATGAGATGATCTTTCCATGATCTTTGGTATCGACCAATGAACATAAATGCTCTGACCAATTCTCAAGATTCTTCTGAGTATTGGATGATCTGATCTGTTGATACAACAACTCAGCATTGGATTCTATGGTTCTGGTCTCTGTCTTTGGCGTATAACCAAAGAGAGTCCTTCTTGCATAACCAATCTCCAACAGATTCATGAATGCTTTTTCAATCCCGGCTCCATCAAATACTTTAGCAGGAGTACCGAATAACAACATATTGGCAGGAGTTGAACCAGGGATATGAGCATATCTGGATTGAGTCGTAGATTCTTTGATGAGTTTGACTTTGGTGAATCCATTGTCATACAGCTCAAGGAAGACCTGAAGGATTTCATTATTCCCTTCTAAGTGACTTCCCATCTCATCCATTTGTAGATTCAAGGAACCGGTTCCAGTCAGGAGAAGTCTCTGTCTCAATTGTTTAAGAGCTGGAGAAGTACCAGAATCAAAGGTAAAGGTATAAGGACCCAATGAAGCCAGTTCCTTGGTCAGTTTCTGGTATTCCTCATCTTCTGGTATTCCTTTCTTACTGGCTCGTTTGGAGGAAAGGAGCTCAATACTACAATCAGAGAATGCAGGCATGAATTCCTCCTCATACTTCTCCCTGAAAGGTTTCAATAACTGGTTCTCCATCAGGTTCAATGCATATCCTTTACCGAACCCACTATCAGCAAGAGCAATGGAATAGATATTGACGGGTATTGCATCTCCATCTGGAGTTTCCACCTTAACTCTGAAAGCAGATGGAACCTGTGCAATGAAGTAAGCACAGAGAGCCAGATGATAAGTACTGATTTCACTATTGGTTCTGTTATGTATGGCTTGAGTAATGTCTCGAATCAATGGATGATGTTTATCGAGAGAAATATTCATTCTTTTGCTCACAAATTGAAAAGGCAGGACACCATCCACACCTCAATGGTTTTCCCTGTTCTTTACTGAGTCTCCCGGTTCCTTTGTCTTGTAGATAGGTATAAGCCTCAGAAGCATTGGTAAAGACCTTGGTAGCTCTCTGTTGCCCTTCCCTTGTGAAGTACTTGTACTTGGTAGGCGTCATCCACAGCTCCTCCTCAGAACACCTTTCAATGAGATTGACAGGTACATCTTTGTTGTTCTCTATCTTTCTCAATCTTTCCTTGATCCAGACTTCAGTTTGAACCGGAGAGAGCAGTTCCACATCCTGAGTCATGAATGGTCTTGGGGGATAACCAGGACTCATAGATCGATGTTGTGACCAATCCCTGAATACATAACAGATACGGATTGTGTCTGAGGTGATCTTGTCAGGAGAGAGCCATTTATAGATGGAACCCTGCAGTTGATAATCCTTGGTATTTGCCTTGTGGTTCCATTTAGATACAGTGACTGTTTTGATATCGTATAACTGACCATCAAAGATAAAGTCATATTTCCCTCCAATAGTGAATTGACCTATCTGCTTCAGTACTCGTTGTTCCATCCAGACAGGAATACAATTGGAAGGATCATCAGGATTAACCTGAACCTTCTCTGCTGTGCTTTGATTGAACCCTAAAGCTTTCAAGCTATCGACTAGAGGATGTTTCCAAGCATCTTCTATAGCTTGATGTAATGCACTTCCCATAGCAGCTTGATAACTCTTGGTTACATCTGGAACCGGATTGGATACACCCAATCTACGGCTTAATACGATTTGTTGAACTGGTTTGAGTAGTTCAGTGGCTGAAAAGTAATCAGGGTCTGAATTAGCATCGTAATTCAAACCCTGATTCATCAACCATACCTGTAAAGGTAAAGGAAGATTGTTCATGTTTTATCCGAGATTCTTCTGTAGTTCTTTCAACTTCTCTTGAAATTCCTTCATGCTCTGACCTAATTCCTCTAATGAGGTATTCCCCATTGGATCAGGAACCACAGGAGCAGAAGGAGATGGTCTTAATCTCTGAGTATTGTTGAGAGTTTGGAATTCATCTTTGGACATCAATCCCATATAAGAGAAAGATTCCACATGACCCAGGAACTGTTCCCCTTCTACTACAGTCCTGATCTTGTCTTCCAGACTGGAAGACATAACAGTGAGGGAGTATTCATTCAGATTCTTATTGTTGCTGGTGACAATGGCATTGGCAGGAATGTTCCCTACCTTCTCTCCACCATCCTGTATCACCATTACAGTTCCACTGACATACCAGAAATGTACTTTGTCACTCATTCATAGTCTCCTAAATCAAGATCGGGATTGTTGTCTATTACATCTTCAATGAAACCTTCCAGTTCAAGGATCATTCCTGAAATCTCACCAGCATCTATACCAGCTTGCATGTTCTTGTTCTTATATGCTTCCTTCTGTAAGGTAAAAGCAAAACGTTTCAACCAGAACAAAGGAATACATGCTATTGAAGGTAACTTCATAGTTTTTGTTACATTCAGAACAGTATCGTTATAGAAACTCTCTTTAGGTAAAGAATTCAAATCATCCAACAGATGGATTAATTGAGCTGCTTTATCTGTATGGTTATCTTCCAAAGCAATATCAATATCTCTCTTGAGTTTATCTTCCAGAAGTTCTCTTTCATCTTTCATTTTCAAATCTCCTCATAAGCTTCTTCAAATACATTCTGTTTGCATATGCGTAATTCCCCATTGATTCCTTTCACAAGGTAATCTCCCTTGGTTCCTTGCATGGTTCCTATAAAGGTATTCACCTGATAGGTATCATCAGATTCATACACATCATCTGTACAAGCCCAAGCTGGTTTGTTTCCACTACCTAACTGCCAAGCTTCAACAATGTTTGGTTTCTTTCGGTAGTACATGTCTAATCCTTTCTTTGAGTTGATCGAATGACTTCAGATTGCTTAATACAATCTCTTGGCTCCAATCTGGCTCATACAACACACAGGTTCCAGCCAACTTGACCAGATCATGTTTGATCTCATCTGCTTCCTGCCATGAAGCAGCCTTCTCCATAGCCTGAACCCACCACCATAATACCTCTGGATTCTTCTTCACGAGGAAGTACGAAGCATCATGAATCTGTGCACAAGGAAGAACTACATGCTCCAATCCTGCCTCTCTAGCCTTTCTCAGTACCTCACTACAGGCTCTTGAGTTCAACATGCACCAACTCTGCCCTAGAGCATTACCAGCAGTCTTCATCTCCTTCTGAAGCTCTTCTGAACCCCTGTCTGATTTCAATGAAGAAGCCATCAGAGGAGTTCTGATCTTCAATCCAAAGGCTCCTGTGACATAGCCATCAGACCATGCTTCCTTGAGTTGGTCCTGAACCCAACGATCAGAGATCACATACATCTCATGGTATGCCTGCTCAATACGTCTTGAGAGGCTCTCAGAGAGCCCACAGACCCTTTCCAGAGCCTTCCAGCTACCT